ACAAATTGCTCATGATTCTACTATGTCAATGAAGGAGAAATTTTTCCTATTAGGTGAAAAAGTTAAATTTTTGATTGGTGATCATCCTATTATTGCATTAACTTTAATGGGTGTATCTGCTATATTATCTGTCTATGCTTTAATTAAAAATTTCACTGGTAATTCTACTTTTACCGAGGAAGGAAATGTTTCGTCCAAGGATTTTGGTGGCGCACCAACTCCATCTAATGATGAAAAACCTAATGTTTGGTTCAGAGATGATTATGAATTATCATCATTTGATATCAAACCTCTAGCTGGATCATGGAATTCTCTTGAACGTCAAGCTTTAGTTGATAAATTATCTGTTAATGTTGTTAACATTGTAGCTAAGCGATCAGTTGATGGTGGTTTTATGTTTCAACAAGGTCAAGCTTTATGTATTGGTGGTCATATTTATGTGACTAATAATCATAATATGTCTGATGAATGTGACACAATAGAACTTAAGATCACAACCAACAAAGTCGTTGAAGGTGTATGCGAGCAAATTACCACACTGATCAATCAAACTGATATTATACGTTTTGTAGATCAGGATGTTTGTTCATTCAGATTGCGTTGCATGCCACCCCGTAAAGATATCTCTGAATTATTTGTATCAAAGAATAACAGGGCTATTATGAAGGGTGTTATGATCACTCGTAATAATGATGGTATTATTGCAACTAAAGATCTACATAACATCAAGAAGACTCAAAATATGCAAGTAGCTAATGTTAAGTTTACTACTGGATGGTTATCATTTGTTGATGAACCTACCACCTATGGTGATTGTGGAGCTATTCATGTTGCACTATCAGCTTTGGGTCCACAGATTTTGGGACTTCATGCATTAGGTGATGGTGCTACTAGAGTTGTTTCAACCAACCTTACTTATGAGATGGTTAGTGAAATTATCAAATCTTACGATCAACCCATCATTAGTTCTGGTGAACCTATGTTATCAAGTGAAAGTGCTCCTCATGAATTAGGACCATTACACTCGAAATCGCCTTTAAGATATATTCCCGCTGGTGTTGCAGCTGTGTATGGATCTTATTTAGGTTTTCGTAGTAGACCAAAATCACGTGTTTCTGCTTCAATTCTTCAACAATCTATGATTGAGGAAGGGTATGAAGTGAAACATGGTGCCCCAGTTATGGTAGGGTATACACCCTGGCGTACTGCTGCTCTAGATATGGTCAATCCAGTAACTAAAATGGATATTTCAGTACTAAATGAATGTAAAAAATCATTTATAGCTGATATCTTTAAAGGTTTATCTAAGGATGCACTTAAGGAAGTTATGATTTATAATGATTTAGTTACTATGAATGGCGCTCCTGGTGTTGCTTTTGTTGATAAAATGAATCGCAATACTAGTTGTGGTGCTCCATGGCGTAAAGGTAAAAAACATTTTTTGATTGACCTTCCCGCTACTGAAACTTATCCTGATGCTGTAATGTTTAATGATGAGGTCATGTCTCGTGTTAATACAATTATTGCTAAATACAAAAATGGTGAACGAGCTATGCCCGTTTTTACTGGACAATTGAAAGATGAAGCTTTAGCTTTTCGTAAAATTGTTGCTGGTAAAACACGTGTATTTGCTGGTGCTCCTGCTGATTGGTCATTTGTAGTACGAAAGTATTTATTATCTGTTATCCGTTTAATTCAAACAAACAAATTTGTTTTTGAAACTGGTGTGGGTACAAATGCTTGTTCTACACAATGGCAAGAAATTCGTGATTATTTGACTGTTTTTGGTGATGATAGAATGATTGCAGGTGATTATGGTTCTTTTGATAAGACTATGCCACCTGATGTGATTCTAGCTGCTTATGATATCATTTATGCTATCTGTAAAGAAGCTGGTTATTCTGAATCTGATTTATTAGTTGTACAAGGTATTGCCGAAGACACTGCATTCCCATTAGTTGATTTCAATGGGGATTTAGTTCAATTTTACGGTAGTAACCCTTCTGGACACCCTTTAACTGTTATTATTAATAGTTTGGCAAATAGTTTGTATATGCGTTATTGCTATACGATTATGAGTCCAGATAAATCATGTGTGAACTTTAAGAAACATGTTAATTTAATGACATATGGTGATGATAATGTTATGGGTGTATCTGTTGATGCACCATTTTTCAATCACACTGCTATTCAAGATGCTTTAGCCAGTGCTGGTATCAAATATACCATGGCTGATAAAGAAGCTGAGAGTATTCCTTATATCAATATTAACGATGTTTCATTTTTAAAACGATTTTGGCGATGGGATGAAGACTGTGGTGCTTATTTGGCACCATTAGAAGAGTCATCTATTGTAAAGAGTTTGACAGTTACAGTTGCTTCCAAGACAATTTGTCCTGAAGCACAAGCTGTAGCAACTATGTCATCTGCTCACTGTGAGTATTTCTTTCATGGAAAGGAAAAATTTTTAGAGAAGAGTGCTATGTTTCAACGTTTAGTTACTAAAAATAAATTGGAATATTATCTTGAAGACAATACATTTCCAACTTATGAGCAACTACGCGAGAGATTCTGGCGCAATTCTCAATAGGCTATCACAATATGTCTAACTTATATGTTTAAACCAAATTTGTGCGTATAATATATTTACTGCGTTTTATTGAGTTGTCTATCCTCTGTGTGATGAGTGTGGATATTATATGTTAACTTACCTGGGCGTTCCCCAAAATCCATATTTATGGATGTATCCGGTTGGTATACAAAAAATTAGAATCGGTCACAACTATAGAGTTGTCGTTGGAGACTTAAATAAAGAACCTACTCTAGCAATCAAACTGATAAAAATTTTGAAAATCGTGTTGAAGATATAAAAATTCAACTAGAGCGTCTCGCTCGAGAAGTAGAGAAAACACAGGATGATTTATTCATCCTCCAAGTAGATTACATGTGTGATTTTGTTGTTCAATCTGAATCTGTATTAATCGTAGATGATACAGCAGAAGGTGCTGATAAAAAACAAGAAACAGTTATGTTTCATGAATCTACCGAAGGTCAAATGGGCGGTCAAACTGCAGATGAAGGAGCATTTATGACATCAGATGTTATTGATGACTCATCATTGCAGAATTTCCTTGCTCGACCTGTGCGTATAGCTAATTTTACTTGGTTAGAAACTGATCCAAGTGGAGTTGATCTTCTGACACTCCAACCTTGGTCATCTTTCTTTAATGATCCACGTATAAAATTTAAGCTGAATAATTTTGGATTTATAAGGTGTAATTTGCATGTTAAGATTTTGTTAAATGCTTCACCATTTTACTATGGAGCTATGTTAGCATCTTATCAACCATTGCATAATTTTAATCCTAAAGGTTATTTAACAGCAACCATTAATGATTTGATTTTTAAATCACAGCGTCCGCATGTTTATTTATTACCTCAAAAGAATGAGGGTGGTGAGATGCAATTGCCATATCTTAACCGGCAAAATTTCATTGCAATAAACGATCTTACTGATTTTGATGATATGGGTCAATTGCGTTTTACAACAGTTACACCATTACGTTCTGCTAATGGAACTGTTGGCACTGGTGTATCTATTCAAGTGTATGCCTGGGCAACAGATGTCAAATTATCAGCTTATACTACCTCTTTAGCTGCACAATCCAAAGAATGGTTTGTACAAGCTGATGAGTATGGTACTGGTCCAGTATCTGCGCCTGCTAGTTATGTCGCATCTATTGCGGGTAAACTTAAAAGTGTACCTATAATAGGGCGTTGGGCTACAGCCACTCAGATTGGTGCTAGTGCAGTTAGTGGTATAGCTAAACTTTTTGGTTTTACTAATGTACCAGTTATTGAAGATACTATGCCTTATAGACCAGCAGCTATGCCACAATTAGCTAGTGCTGAGATTGGTTATCCTGTCGAAAAATTAACATTGGATTCAAAGAATGAATTATCCGTAGATCCATCTATATTTGGATTACCAAGTGAGGATGAACTAGCAATGGTTAATTTAGTAACCAAGGATTCTTATATTACACAATTTGTTTGGGATACATCAGCAACTGTTGATACTATTCTATTTCAGAGTAGAGTCACTCCTAATATGTTTAATACAACATCGGATGCAGTTAATACACCAGTCTTTTTTACACCCATGGCATATTTTGGTAAATGTTTTAAATATTGGCGTGGTGATTTGATTTTCCGTTTTGATTTTATGGTTTCTCCTTTTCATAAAGGTAGGGTAAAAATAAGTTTTGATCCTCAAGGTGACACTACTGATAATTTGATCACAGTTGCAAACTCCTCGCATATAGTTATAACAGAAATTATTGATTTGGC